AGGGAATACGAAAACATCATAGAGCGTTTGTTTTTGTCGACAGGATTCCCTTGGTACATTAGCACTAAGACAGTAACACCGAATGATCGATCTTTCATCATGTCTAATAAGGTCACTGACATTCCACAATTCACCCATATGTTCTTTAACAGTGGGAGTGTCACGTCCGATTACTTTAGTCATGTTAAGCCTTTCATCAAAGGTCTTGAAGAAAAGACTGGCAGAACATACCTTGATAAGATCATTCGTATCAAGGCAAATCTAACATATAGAAACACAGCATATCCTGAGGATAACTATTGCTCACCTCATTGCGATTGCTCTTATGATGGTGGTGGGTCCGTAAAAACTGACACATTGTTATACTATGTAAACGAGTCAGATGGTGATACACTTGTGTTCAATGAAATGTTCGGTGGTGAGTTTGTTGGCAATCTAACAATCAAAGATAGGTTTTCACCAAAGAAAGGCAAATCAGTTTTGTTTGATTCCACATATCAACATGCTGGCACACCACCAAAGTTACATGACTTTAGGATTGTAATAAACTTTGTGTTCCATAACAATAAAGAGAGTTAAAATGACAGAGAAAGTAATCGAGTTTCCAAAACACAAGGTCGTCAGGGATGTTCCCGGTGAGGTGCTAGAGGAGCGAAATCGGCGAGCCGATCAAAAGATGGCGGACACTATTGTTGATGAAATCACTGGCATGATTATTACCGAACTAGATAACTATTATGTTGAGATCGAGAACAAGCAATTCACTAAGGACTTTGTTCTCGTTCTAGACGCCCTCAAGGCTGCCGTGTATCGCTCGTTTGGTTTGCCACACCACTTACATGACTTTATCGATGACAATGTAAAGTTGATTGAAGGTAAGGAAGGTATGACTAAGGAAGAATTGAAAGAGAAGATTGAGTCGGTAATGGCGGAACTTACCGCCGCCAAGGATGACCTTGACAGCGAAGAGGAATAGTGCTATACTTTAATCCTCACTAAGGAAATATCATGAACTATATGCTTATTGACCTCAACCAGGTCTTAATCTCTAATCTGATGCAGCATCTAAAGATGATCACCAAGGAACAGACCATGTCCGAGGAATTGATCCGTCATATGTGCATCAATACCATCCGCTCAAACGTAAGACAGTTTCGGTCAAAGTATCCGAACATTGTGCTTTGCTGTGACTCCAAGCATTACTGGCGCCGTGACGCCTTTGCTTTCTATAAGAGCCAGCGTAAGCATGACCGAGAAGCCTCTGGGCTTGATTGGGGAATGATCTTTGATGTCCTCAACCGTATTCGTGATGAATTGCGTGACAACTTTCCATACAAGACCCTCAATGTAGAAGGTGCAGAGGCGGACGATGTTATCGCCGTCTTGACTGCCCGTCTATCTGCACATGGCAACGTCCTCATTCTTTCGAGTGATAAGGACTTTGGGCAATTACAGAAGTATCCTAATGTTACACAGTATTCACCTATTCTAAAGCGTTTCATCAAGATCGACAACCCAACACAGTTTATCCGTGAGCATATTCTCAAGGGTGATCGTGGTGATGGCATTCCTAACTTTCTCTCGGCTGACAATACCTTTGCTGCTGGTGAGCGTCAGAAGCCCATTAGCAGCAAGAAACTACAGGTATGGGTGACGCAGGATGCCAATCAGTTTTGCACTACGGATGATATGCTTCGTGGTTATAAACGTAATCAGATGTTGGTTGATTTTGACTATATACCTAATGAGATCCAATCTAAGATCGTCTCGGCTTTCGAAGAAACAAAGCCAGCGGCCAAAGAGAAGATGCTAACCTATTTTATTGACAAGGGTCTCAAGGTTATGATTGAGTCAATAAGCGACTTTTGAGGATACTATGGCACTAAAGAATATCTATGAGGTTCTTAACGAGTTTAAGACCGTAAAGACAAAGCAGGAACGTATTGGAGTGCTGCGGAAGAATGAGTCATGGGCATTGAAAAGTGTTCTACAAGGCGCATTTCATCCTGACATTAAATTCAATACAAAGGTTCCTGACTACAAAAAGGTTGACGTACCGCCAGGTATGTCATATGATCACATGACAAGCGCAATGCAGCGTGTATATTTGTTCCATGAAGGCAACCCCAAGGCACCCGCAGGCTTAACAGATAAGCGCAGGACAGAACTCCTTATCCAGATTTTAGAATCTCTTGAGCCGCCGGAGGCTGAGGTGTTTACCAACATGCTACAGAAGGATCTAAAAATTCCATATCTAACACAAGGACTCGTGAATGAAGCGTTCGAAGGATTATTACCAAAATCGTAAGATGTTAAAGGAGTTGCAGTATGACAAGATAAGATTTAAGCCCAAGATCGAAGATATCGAAACTTGGTTTGTCATACTGAATGAACAACTCTTTGGTAATAAGCTAGAACCTTTTCACAAGATTGCTATCAAAAGACACAAAGATGCACATGCATATTTCAACTTTTGGACTGGTAAAGACAAAGACAAACCACCGGAACTAAGTATGGATAAAATCTTTATGAACAAGAAAATGTTTGTGGAGGTATTAGCACACGAAATGATCCATCTGTTTCAACACCAATTCAAAGAACCGCTCGGCCATGGACCATCCTTCTGGGTGTGGCGAGATAATTTTAGCTTCAAAGGACTAAAACTTTACAAGGTAGCATGATATGAAACAGCATAAGTCACACAATCCTATTGATCCACTTTACGCTGAACTACAGGAAGAAGATCGCAAGTATGGTGGCAAGCGATTAGAAAGACCACAATCAGAGGTCTCTAAGAAGCGACCACTACGCAATCTCAAGAAAGCCTGGATGGAACATACGGAAGACTTTGATGAAGTTGATGATTTTTACGAACATTGAATGTATACAAAAAAGTGCTTGACAATCTGTTCCATCCGTGTATAATATAAGTCATATTCTCGTGGAAGGAATACATCATGTCAAATCCTGCTGCTCCTAAGATTCTCAATGATATCGTGGCTGCTCTTTCTACCGCTAATATCAATGCGGTCACTGATGATGATGAAGGTCGTGTCAATAGTAAGAAGGACGAAGCTAATGTTATCAATTGGCTTCTGAAAAACAAAAAGTTTAAAAATAGCGTCCGACCTGTGGCGCTACGCCAGTTTGGAGACCTTATCGTTACCGACGAAAAGGGTGTTGATCATTATGTGAATATCAAGACCAGTTCCGGTGGATCCGATAATGCGTTCTCTAAACTGGGCTTTTTGTGGGCCTTCACCGATCTACCCATCGAAAAACTCCCCAAGTCTATATCGAATAAAAAGTGGTTTGAACTTATCACTAAGCACAAGAAAGATGTCGGTCGTGATTACTGGTTCTTGAGCCTTGATAAGTCAGACATGAACAATGTGACACTCCGTGGTGTCAAGCAGGTTGAAAATTGGGCTAAGAATCCGACTAACAATCTGCAAATCAACTGGCGTAAAGAGCATGATACAAAGGTCAAAAAATATACCTTTGAACAGGCTTGGAACCGTGTTATAATCGACGGCGTGCTTTTCTGTTGGGAAAAGTATTGTGACTCAATGCTAGAAGGTATCAAGTATCGCAATGCCTATAAAAAGTGAAATCTATAACGACGACTGTTTCAATGTGTTTCCGCTCATACCAGACAACTCTATTGATCTGGTGTGTGTGGATCCACCTTATGGTACAACGTCTATACATTGGGACAAGGTCCTTGACTTTAACAAGATGTGGGTCGAACTAGAGAGAATGTGCAAGCCTACTGCCAATATCATTATCTTTGGTAGCCAGCCTTTCTCTAGTCTTGTTATCGTCAGCAAACTAGATTGGTTTCGTTATGAACTAGTCTGGAATAAGAACAAGTGTGGATCTCCCGGTCTTGCAAAGCATAGACCGCTAAAGGTCCATGAGAATGTTATGGTGTTCAATCGTAAGACTGGCGGCACCTATAATCCTATCATGGAAGAAGGTAACCCATACTATCGTGAGACGACTAAAGAGAATGGTTATGGCTCTGGTAAGAATACACATGGCTACGGCTTCGGCAATAAGCCTACATTCAAACTAGAGAACAATGGTACAAGATACCCTAAGAGTATCCTCCACGCATCCAGGAACTTCTCTGCTCAACAGACGGTGCATCCTACACAGAAGCCAACCAATCTATTAAACTGGCTTATCATGACATACTCTAACCCGGGTGAGACTGTTCTGGATTTTTGCATGGGTTCGGGTTCTTGCGGAGTGTCCGCTAAAGAAACTGGTCGCTCTTTCATAGGGGTTGAAAGAGAGAAGGAATATTTTGAAATATCTGGCAGGCGGATCGCCGAGGCTGCCGAGGGTGTTGTCAATCCCGACATCAAACAATTGACAACACAAATGCTTGATGTAAGTCAAAAATCTAGCGGTAAATTACCCCTATAATGAAATCAACGACTTAGGGTGCGACGTCCTGTCGCACCTGTTTACATACGATTTTTGTTGACTGTTCCGCTGGTCGTGCTATAATGTGAGCATGATCAAAGCAAAACGCAAACCCCGTTCCGACCGTAAGCACCTAATCTATAGCTTGGCTATAAATGGCCGAGAGTATATCGGTGTTACCTTTGTTGATAAAGGTCGTATCAACGCCTCCCTCACCCGTCGCTGGCAAAAGCATGTCCGCCGTGCATTGACCGAAGGCAAAGACTGGAAATTGTGCGTAGCCATTCGCAAGTATGGCCCCGATAATTTCAACGTTTCTGTCCTCGAGGTCGTGCGTGGCAAGACTGCTGCCCATTTGCGTGAGCGTGAATTGATTAAAGAACGTAAGCCCAAACTCAATACGGATGTGCGCTAATGTCTAATCCCATCTTTCTCGACCTTATCAATATGCATGAACTGGATTTGCAGATTGTTTTAAAAGATGCAATCGCAAGTCTTGAGCCTCGGCTGCGCCTTGTGGCTGTCCGTCGTTTCTATCAAAATCAAAATCTATCATCAATTGCGGAAGAGTTGGGTGTTTCTGACAATCGTGTGTGGCAGATCGAAGCCAAGATACTCCGCAAACTTAAACAGGGCCTTACCAGCAAACGTATGTAAACCAGGGGTGCGACAATCTGTCACATAGACAACCGATCCGTTCCGTGCTACTATACGTCCATAATCGATGAAAGGAATCTGACATGTCTAACCCCCGTTTCGTGAAAAAGTCCTTTAGCTTGGACGTGGCCACACTCAATGCCCTCACTAACTATTTTGACAATGGGGGTGTCATCAAAGTAGCCCGACCCGCTAAACGTCCGAAAAGCGGCGTCAATCGTGGCAAATCTATAAACGTGAAAGGTTAATATCATGGAAGTTTTCGCTGTAATCTTATCTATAGCCTATGAGGGCGAAACGCTGTTGGGCATATTCTCCAGTTATGTGAAGGCTCGTGAGTATGTATTGTCTCTGAAAGATAGTGACGTTTATATCCGTAAAGTTCAACTGGACGAAATATACCAATTCGGTGAATGCGGAGAGGAAATATAATGACTGATATCGTTCTCTTTATAGTTGTGTTTGCTCCTCCGATTGCGTTTGCGTTAATCGCTCTTACTAACATGGAGAATTGATATGACGGTGTTTTATTCGATATATGATGAACGTGGTACCCGTGAGTATTGCTTCACACAGTACCTTGGCAATCTACTCCTTGAAACTGATATTTCATATTGGATTGTTCCTGGCACTATAAACGATATGGACGAACTGGAGGATATTTTCATATGATGGACGAAACTAAAGTCATGCAATATGCCGCACTCGGTATGGTTGCTACGTTTGCCTTTATCGGCACTTTGCTGTGGATCGTTATTGATTGGACGAACTAATGCGGGTATATCTTCTGATATGTGAAGCACACTCCGATGATGATCGGGCTATAGGTGTGTATTCATCTATTCAAGCGGCTCGTGATGCATGGGAGGCATGGCCGAGTCGACCTTATTACCCGTTCTATCGTATTGAAGGGCGAACGCTGGATAATCCTGCTGTAGAAGGTCCGGCACCTATCAGTGAAGTTGTTGAAGTAGGAGAATAAAATGGCTGATGCTCATACCGATGAAACTGTTTATTTGCCTACCATAGAGTTGTTGAATAACACCGAACTGTGGGGTGAAGTCGGTGTGGTAGTGTATAGTAAAGCGTTTGCTGCTAACGGTGTTCAAATCTGGATGGTGCCTGAATGACAAATGCAATCCACTTTGTCGGTTTCAAAAATGACCGTTATCATACGGCGGTTGCTGTGTTTGGTAAGCCAGACTTTATCCATAGGTTCTGGGATTATCGTGCAGTCTGCGAGGTGCAGGAAAACGACATTGTGGTATTTGCTGATGGTGATGAAACACAAAACGTAAATCCTTTTGCTTTCGATGACTCGGCTAACTTCTAAGGAGATATATAATGGCTAATGTTAAGACTTTCAATCTGTCGATCTATATGGTCGGTATGCCTGATATCACGTTTCGTGGTATCTCTCGTGTAGCAGTAAAACGCTATATAAAGTATTATTCAACTGAATTAAATTACCGTGGCAATCATGTAGAGGCCCGATAGGAGAATTAAAATGGCATATCAGTATGTGGATGGCGCTCGTGGTGGTCGCTTAAAGATGTGGTGTGAGGGAGTTGAGGTCGAGGCTGATGCCCGCACCCAGTTAGACAATATTGCGGCACTCCCGTTTATTGCTGGCCACGTTGCTGTTATGCCGGACGTCCATCTTGGCAAGGGTGCAACGGTTGGGTCGGTTATTCCGACGGTCGGTGCTGTTGTGCCGGCTGCTGTTGGTGTTGATATCGGTTGTGGTATGATGGCTGTTCGTCTGTCATTGACGGCGAACGATCTGCCGGACAACCTTGCTTCTATTCGTTCTCATATTGAGTCCGTGGTTCCGCATGGTCGCACGGATAACGGTGGTAAGAACGACAAGGGAACGTGGAGCGATGTGCCGGCTCGTGTTATGATTAAGTGGAAGTTATTACAAAACCGCTATGATGCTATTGTAGCAAAGCACCCGAAGATTGCGTCACATAAGACCTTCGAGTTTATGGGAACGCTTGGCACGGGTAATCACTTTATCGAACTGTGTTTGGATGAGGACGATTATGTGTGGGTAATGCTACACTCTGGTTCCCGTGGTGTTGGTAACAAGATTGGACAATACTTCATTGAGGCTGCAAAGCGTGAAATGGAACGCTACCATATCTTGCCGTATCTGCCGGATCAGGACTTGTCCTATCTTGTAGAAAACACGACGCTGTTCGATGATTATGTGGAAGCGGTATCGTGGGCACAGGAGTTTGCCGCTCTTAACCGTCAGTTAATGATGGTTGCGGTAATTGAAGTATTGCGCCGGCGTTTGCCGCCGTTCGTTGTGTCTGATGAAAAGGCCGTGAACTGTCACCACAACTATATTGCTAAGGAGAACCACTTTGGCAAGAATGTGTGGGTGACCCGTAAGGGTGCGGTTCGTGCCCGTAAGGACGATCTTGGTATCATACCGGGATCAATGGGTACGGGTTCGTTTATCGTTCGTGGTCTCGGTAACCAGGAGTCGTTTTGTTCGTGTTCTCATGGTGCTGGTCGTCGTATGTCCCGCAATGCGGCTCGTAAGGCTATCACGCTGGAAGATCATATCAAGGCGACCGAAGGTATTGAGTGCCGTAAGGACGTTGATGTAATCGACGAAAGCCCGGCTGCTTATAAGGACATTGGCGCTGTAATGGCTGCACAGGATGACCTTGTTGAGATTGTCCATCGCCTTCGTCAGGTTCTAAATGTAAAGGGATAAAAGATGACAGTAGAACAAGCAATCAAGTTTCTAAATGACGCTGCCGACTACTTTGATAAACGAACACTGGCAACCAAAGAGGACAAGTCCTATTGGGCCTATGTTACTAATGCAGAAGGTTGTCGGCAAATTGCAGACCTTATACAGGAGTTAGCAAAAGATGAAACTGTCACCTAAACAAATTGAGTATATCAATAAGGAACGAGAGATACTTATTCGACTTATTGATGCAAAAGAAAAGAGTGAGACCTGGCGTGGCCTTGGCGCAGATCGTCTAAGACTACAAACGATACATCTCATTATCGAATTACACAATCTGGAAATAGGAAAGAAAGATGAAACGCAAAACGATAAATCCAGTGGCGAAAGCCCTTCGAAGCCCTCAATGTAGACAAAAGGTGTTTGTAGACAAGAAATCTGTCTACAATCGCAAAAGACTACCAAAACTATAGACTAAGGGTGCGTCATCATGTCGCACCTGTTGTCATACGATTTCCCTTGCACCTTCCATTCCGTTGTGTTATGATTAGACATAATCGAGAAAGGGAAAATCATGAAACTCAATAACTTCGCTTCCAATCAGACCCAGATCAATCTCAAGGACGGAACTGTTATTCTGTTCTCCTACAAGACCCCTGTCGCTGCATATGTGCCTGGCACGGGTTATGTTCGCACGAATTATAAGTGGTCACGTACCACGTCCAAGCATATCAATGCCTGGCTCCGTAACGTCGGCATCGTCGGCTCTGTCGACCAGTCTTATCTTGATAACCTCGTTGGCATTTAAGGAGTGATCAATATGAATAGCAATGATGCTTATCGCTTAGAACTTCAATGCGCTCTTATTGAGGCTGAGGCTCGTGGCTATTATGAGGCTGCTGAAACATTGCAGCAAATGATAGATGAATTTGATGAAAATGCGGAGGACTAATATGCAAAAGATTATCTCTGGTGATTTTAGTTATGTCTGCCGTGTAGCAAATAACTTTATTGCTCTCGGCTGGCATGTTGTAAAACAGAAAAAGTGGTCAGACGGTAAATATACTCTTGTCCTGGAGTTTTCTGATGTCTAATATAGATGCTACGTTAAGCTATCTGCATAGCTATTTCAGTTATGAAGATAATAACGGTCATGAAGCCGATAATGAAGCGATGCTGATCAAAGTCGGTATTCTAATGTGGATTATAGAGGATATACTTGAAGATGTCAAAAATGTCTGAATTGTATATTGAGGCCGTTAATCTTATTCATGATGCAATGGGTGAGCCAGGCGTTATGACAGATAACGATGTCCTCAATTATGTGAATGAGCGGCTGCCAATCAAGATTGAATTAGAATTTGTGGAGGAAGTCCTTGACAAGTTTTTCAATGATGAATGGGCGACCGATTATGAACTCTCTCCCACCCTGCATTGAATGACAACAAATCGTATGACAACACTCTACTCATTCTATAGACTATTGGTGCGACAACATGTCGCAGGTGTTTACATACGATTTCTCTTGACATATGTTCCCGGTCGTGCTATTATATGATCATAATGATGAAAGGAGTATCTAATATGGCTAATGTAAACATTCCTGCTTGGGCTGGTTCCGCTGATACCATGGCTCGTCGTGTCAAGCCGATCATCCACTTGATTAAACTCGGCAAGGCAGTCTCCCCGTCTGATATCGACAACCTTGTCCGTCCTGCCGGTTCTTCTAAGAACTATTCTGCCAAGTATATCACGTTCCTGCGTCTGCTCGGCTTTGACTTCACTGTGCAGAAAGACGGTCGCAAGATCGTTTCTTATACCTGCTCCGTCGAGCCGAAGAACGCTGCTGATATTCGTGGCATTGGTGCTAAAGTCGCCAAGGCTAAGTCACCTGCTGCCCCCAAGGCTGCTAAGGTGAAGGCTCCCAAGAAGGCTGCTGCACCCGCTGCTCCCCGCAAGGTTGCTGCTGCTAAGTCTTCCAAGTCTGTTGCTGATATCAAGGCAGCCAATCTTGCTAAGTTGAAGGCTGTGGGTGCTAAGTTTAAGCCCAAGAATGTCCGTGAATATGACGATGTGACTGAACAGTTTGGTACGTCAGGTGAAGTTGGCACCTCGTTCAATGTTGACCGTGACTGGGATAGCATCGAAGGTCTTGACCTCAAGGCTCTTGGCATCTAATCTCTAAACAATAGGAGTGCTTCCATGTCTTACGTCAATGTGCAAATCGACATTAGCGATATCGACACTGATGACCTCATTGAGAACGTCGAGCGTCGTGGCTATCGTGTTTTGGAAAAGGGTCAGATTGATGAAGATGTGGAGGCACTACACCGCACACTAGATGAAATACATAACCTGTATCATTCTTTCTTAGCCTGGAAAGATGGCTGTGTAAAGAATGAATACTTTGAACGTGAAATCAAAACGTTCTTTGATGCTACAATCGACATGAAGGTTCTCTAATGTCTCTTGTCAAACTACGATATAAAACGGCGTTCAAGCCTAATGGGCTTGCTTATAGTCCGTCAGAGGTTGAATATGTGGGGCATGTTGTCCCACGTTCCTCATGGCTATCAGAGAATGAGTTTTTTCTCACTACAGGTGACATTGATGCTCCGGTTCGCATACTTGATAAGCGTGATGTTATTCAGGCCTGGGTCGACAAGTCAAATCGTGGGGATAATGTTTCAATCGTTGATAACAAGTATGTCGTAACTGCGGGTCCGTTCAAGCGTTATTCATGCACCTGCACCGCATATAAGTATCGTAGTAAATGCTCTCATATCGATGGAGTTAGAAAATGAATCATGATCGTTTCTTTGGTGGCTTCGGCCTTATCTTCGCTATCGTGTTTATTATTGGTTTGATCGGCGTAGTCTATAATGGTTATCTAATGGGTCAGTGTATGAAAAGTGGTGACCCGAATAGTAAGGCTTGCTTTGAATACAATGTGGCGAATAACAATCTCCGCAATAACAATGTCAATCTGAACCTGAATGGTAACTAATCTATGTTTTGGATACAAAACAAGGATAGTATTCACTTGTATGTGGGTAAATACGGTTTGGGTATCGTATGGCATCCGAAGTATTGGGCCATTCTCAAACGGAGAAAGAGGACGTTTATCACTAATCGTCCTTATGTGTTCTATAAGTTTGGCCCATTTATGTTTTCAAAGGATATAGACGAATGACAATCGTATATAATATTCTAGCACGATTGATATTAGCATTTCTAGGAGTGATCCTAACCGTCGGTGTTCTCATATTTGGACCTGATTGGTTTATCAAATGTATTGGTGCCACCTGGGATGCTTGGTATTACGGAGAAATAGACGAATGAAAATCCATAATGAATGTACCTTTCTAAAGGTCGATGGCATCGCCAAGATGGAGAATATGTATAAGGCTACATTCGTTATGGAGT